TGCAGAATCCGCGTCGGATCTCCGCCGTTCTGCGCTGAAACGAATGAAGTCGGGCGGGTGCGTCCGCTGCTCACCTGTCGCTTCAGGATTTCGAGTTCCACCTTGTCGGCTGACCAGTTGTTTTCCAGTGCAGCCGCAATCACGTCGGGATGCCCTGCGGCCTTCGCCTGAATCTCTGCCTGCTGACGGTACACACCGGCAATCTGCTTCCGCAGATCGGCAGCAGCCTGAAGGTCATTGACCGCACCAGCGGCAGCGGTCTTTTCTGGATTCGTCGGCATTGCTGCCACCTCTTTCTTTTGCGGGTCCATGTGTTGTTCAGCCTGCACCGGTGCCGCTGACTTCATTTCCCAGGCCTGCATCAACGCGGCCTGATTCTCTGGTGTCATGTTGTCCAAGGACAACCCCAACTCTTTCAGCCAATCTTCGAAAGACACGGCTGCAACTCCTGCAAGGGCAGCCGCGGCTGCCAGGTTAACTGCGGTCGCTCCATCTGCCCCCATTGGCAGAACGGATGTCTCCCGCAAGACTGCGCGACGAGCGAGGATGAAAGGCCCTGTTTGCACGCGGCCATTCACCTCAACAGACTCGCCGGCTTGTATCTCGACTTCTTCAATGATTCGCGCCCCGATGGACGCTTGCCATTGCTGACCCTTCGCGCCCTGTTCGAGAACGCCAGCCACCTTTGCCGACACGCCTGTAACTGGTCCTGCCAGCATCAGGCTTTCCCCGTCGTTCTCAATGGTGTCGGTAACGCCCAGCGTGTCCTCAACGGTGTTGCTGTGATCCAGCAGAATCGGAACGTTGCCGGGTGTCTCCAGTCCTGCCAGATCCACGACAACAGGCAACGCAAACCCGCTCACCGGCAAGGGTCCGCCAGTGTACGCAAGGATGCTGAATCGTCGTGGCTTCGTGCCTTCCGCGGCCTTCAACTGCAGCGGTGCTGTTAGGGTGATCGGCTTCATTGTTTCTTGTCCCTCGATCGCATCTGTTCGAAAACTTTCCGCGCCCATGCGGCTCCGGGATCTCCGCCCCACAATGCCCACGCGATGCGGCCTTTGCTTGGGAACCCATCTTCGCCGGGAGAATAGCCTTCGCCTTTTTTGTCAACCTCGTGCCGAGAGAAATACCGAACCATGCGGCTGATCGTCTCTGGGCTTACGGCTTTGCCGTTGCTCAGATCCCGTGCCCGTGCAATACCTACGGCAGTTCCACCGCGTCCGAATTCGCTCCGCCAATCAAGTCCCTTTTGTGCCTCTTTGCGAACGCCTTCAGGTGGCGTAAAGTCGATGTCGTCGTATTTGCCCGCGGCCTTCAAATCGACTGCGGCTTCGACCTCGGATAACTCATCGTCGCTCACGCCGTCGCCGGATAGCACGTCATCCAGCAGTGCCGCAATCCGTTCGGGCTGAAGGCCGATCGTGGCCAGCGTCTGCTCCGCCATCACTCGGGACATCTCGCCGGTTTGCACGTCCTCCAGAACTCGCCGAATGCGTTTCTGGTTGTTCGTGAAGGCTCGCTGTCCCAACGTCGTATACTCGCCAGCAACACCTGCCGCGGGCTGCTGGGGCTGCGTCTGATCGACTTGCGGCGTCACGACGGCAAACGGTGCCAGCATTTCCTCAACGTTCTGCAGTGGCACCGCGGGGAACGCCGAACGAATCAAAGCCCGGGCAGTGTCTCGTGGAATGATCCCTTGACCAACCTGCGCGATGATTGAGACGATGGACGCAACCTGCGCCCCGTTCATTGCGGTGTCGGCAACGGCAGTCGCCGCACCCGTTGCTGGATCTGTTGCACCGCCTGCAGCGGGCTGAACATCGAAGGTCTTTTCGAACACAGCCCGCTTGTATTCCTCGACGGACACGCCGAAGTCTGCAGCGGCTCGCGATGCTTCCATCTCCCATTCTTTGCCACGTCGCGCGTGTTCTTCGGACAATGTGCTCTGCCCGGTGGACAGCCTGACGGCTGCAGCGTCTGCGGCTTCCGTCGCATCCAATTCCGGCAGCGGTGGCCACGTCCACTGATGGTTGATGTCCTCAATCCGCGGCATACCGGACAACAGCCCCGGCACAAACACAGCGGACTCAAGAAACCAATGCCAGACACGCTCCACGATTGCCCATGTAATGCGGTCACGCTCGACGTGTACTTCAGGTGCCCACACGTTCGCCATGTCGCCCTTGAAGGATGAGAAATTCGCATCCTTACCAGTGCCTGCGGCCAGCGTGTAGGGCATGTTCGTGCAACGGCAGAAACTCATCAACGCCTGCCGCTGGAACATTTCGTACAACGGCCCTGGTTGCTTTGGCTCAACCTGTCCGATTTCCCAGCCCTCGGGCAATGTCGTCAACATGTTTCGCGTTAACTCGATCTCAGCAAAGTCTGCACCGGATGCTGCGGGTGTGACCGCCGAACCGGTGGACTTCAGATACATTGCAAAATTCGCTGCGGTCTCCGCGCTGAACAGCGTTGCCAGTTCCTGCCGTCGCATGATCGGCAGCGTCTGCAGTGCAGGTGTCGCCCGCGGGATTCCTCGCGTCTGCCCCGGTCGTTCCTGTCGGTAGAGGTGCAGCACTTCCGTTGACGGATACCAATCACCGCTCAGCATACTAACGGGTGCTGTGCTGCCCGGGTGGTGATCGTAAACGTAAAACTCCAGCTCATTCAACGCGGGATCAAACCGCACGCCGTCATCAACGAACGGGTCTTGCAATTGTGACTGCTGCCACGGCATGGCAATCTGATCGGCTTCCAGCGTCCGCAGATCCAACGGCAGCGGATACCACTGCGGCCGCTCGGATCTCATCACGAACACTTCACCGTCTCGCCAGTAGGCTTCAACGGCTGTCCTCAGCATCTCGCCAAAATCAACGCGGGCAACCCATCGACGCCACGCCAACTCCAGACGCTGATTCGCTGCGGCGTCTTGCGTCAGGACCTGCAATCGCGGTCCACTGCCCACAATGTGATTGACCGCCGTTCGCAGAATACCGGCGTACCACGAATTGTTTTCCGCTTCGTATCGGCTGCGGATTCGCACGACTCTGCGGACTGCCGGGGACATTGCAGCGCGTGCTGCCAACCCGTCCGCATTCGTCCAGTGCCTGCGGTTCTCGGGTGTGGTCTGCGCGAGGTCAAACTTCGCCCGCACCTGCGGCGTTCGCGGTGCGGTGGCGACTGCGGTTGACGTGCTGGCGTATCGGCGTCTGCGGCTCACTCAATGACCTCCGGGCGGGACAATGCGGAGAATCATGGCCTTCAACGCACCGACCGGGCTGGCGATAGCCTCTTTGCTGGCGAGGTGCTTTTCGTACTCAATCAACTCGGACAGACTGCGGCGCGTGACCGTAACGCCGTCATTGCTGACGCTCGCGGCCTTCGTCATTTCCACTTCGAGTTGTTCGGCGGGTGTGGTCATGCTCGCATGATCGACGCCACACCAGACGCCTGCAACTGCTCATTTGCTACCGGTGGCAACAATCACTCACACGGATCGGAAAACCGACGCTTTTCGAATCGCGGTCGCGCGTTCAAGATTCGCTCGCCGGTTGTGTGCAGTGTGTTGCAGGACGGACACAGCCTTTCCCGGAGCACGAACCCAGCGGTCTGCCGCGTACGGTAGACTGACTGCAATTCAGCCCCGCACTTTTGACAGCGTAGGCCGTCGCCCTGTTTGCGGAATTCCGTCATCGCACACCCCCCGGTAATGAGAATTTGCGCCGCTCCTGTTTCTGTGCCTGCTCACCACTCATGCCCACGCCACAGATCGACGCCGCCACGCAACACCCGACAAAACAGTCCCACCAGTCGTTATCACGTCCGGGTGTTTGCTCCCATGCTACACCATGTGCGCCATCATAGGAAATGGCTTTCGGGATCTCCGCCGTTAAATGTTCCACCAGCAGCCTGTTTGCCCGCTCGTCCGTGCCCGGCAGCAGAACCGCCGAAGGTGCTCCGGGTGTCGTCAGCAGTCGCCGGGCTGCGTGCGACTTCCATATGTTGGCGTCATACTGGACGTGCACCGGATGATCGGCTCGACGTTCCACCCAATACTGCCCCGTTTGTCTGTCCTTCTGCGGCTCGCCCCACAGGTGCACGGGCTTCCGTCCGGGCTTCGGCCCGAATCCTTTTGACGGCCTGATTCGCGTGCGGTTCGCCGACGCCAGAACCTGCGACTGAATGCGGGGTTTCTGTTCGCCGTCGCTCCAGTCCTTCAGGATCAAATCGAGTTGCGGAAATCGCTGCAGCAAATCGGCTTCCAAACAATTGTGGGCATGAACGAATGCCTCTTCCCACGACACACCCGGCTTGTCCTGACTCAATCGGCGTGCCAGATCCGACTTGTGGAAAACCGGCCTGCCCTGATCCGGCCATGTGCCGTAGTCCACAATGCAGCCGCTGAAGTCGCGTTCCCAACTGCAGACCATGTACCACAACACCTGATCGCTGCTGTCGATGAATGCGGTCGTGTAACTGGCCTGTTGCGGAATGCGACTGCGTTCGACTTGTGACAATCTCGGCAACAGTGCCTGACTGTCCAATCGAACGCCGGACTTGTCGGCAACGACTCCGCCTTCCTGCTGAATTTCACGCTGAAAGA